CATGCGGGCACCCGCTTGGTGCGCAGGTAAATCGCGAAGGCGACGTTGATGGCGAAGGCAAGAGTAAGGGCTACGGCCCAACCGGCGCTATGGGCCGTCAGAGCACCCCTTAGACAGAAGCCAGCAACGAAACAGTTAGACATTGCGGTCATCGCGGTTCTCCCGTTCGATCATCGCCCAAATGCGCTCGCGGCAATGCGCGTCACGCTGGGTCAGGCGTTCGTTCATTTCGGCTTGGCGGACGGCGCGTTCGGCTTCGAAGGGAGCCGGGTTGCGCCAGTAGCGCTCTAGGTTCGGGACCAGCAGCGGGGCGCCGCCGATGAAGGTCATCCCCGCGCGGTTCGTGGTTTCGAGTATCATGCTGACCTCACGAGAAGATCGTCGGCCTCGCGCAAAGCACGACAGGCAATGCGAAGGTGTTCGATGGCGGGAGCGTCCGGCGCGTTGGCTAGGAGAATGCCTAATCGGTGCTGGATGTGCTCGAATGCGGCGTAGAGCTGCGCGCTGTTCCACGGCCTCATACCGACGCTCCCGTGGCACGGGCGATGGCGGCGGATGCACGGACGCAGGCATCCTTGGACGGCAGATGGGTGTCCGGCCATTCCGCCATCAAGGCTTTCAACGCCTCCAGCAAATCCGGGCTGGCCGCGATCAAATGAGCGTTGGCGCGCTCCTCTGCCGCGCTGCCTTCAAGCTTTTCCAGCTTGCAGACGTCCCATTTGCCCTTCTCGCCGTAGCGGGTACAGGGCCAAGCCGGATGGCCGACGATGCTGATTTCATAGTCATCGGTAGTGTCGTCGATGACCCAAGGTCCCGGTGTATGTCCCATCTCTCAATCCTCCATTCCCACAGGGCGCGCGACTGCACGGCGCTCTCCTGCGGCGATTGCTGCGTCGATGCGGGGGCCGTGGGCGTTTTTGCCCAGCCAAATCAGCGCGTTGGTGGCGGCGAAGTGCTGCTTGGCTGCGATGGCCTTTGCCCAGCCCTCGACCTTGACGAGACACTGGCGGGCTTCCTCGCGGACGCACTGGTCAGCGCCATGCTCGATCGCCACCGCCAGCCCAGCCCGATACCGCTCGATCAGCAGCGCAGCAGCACGCGCCTCGCGGTCGTCGGCGGCTTCGCATAGGGCGGGGGTGATGCGGGCAAAGGGGGCGTTCACTTCGCGCGCTCCGCCAGCATGGCGTCGGCGATCTCGTAGGCAAGCGCGGCGGTCGCGGATGCGGTCAGCTTAGCTTCGATACGAGCGCTCTTATTGACCGCAGTGAAAACCGATGGCGCGAGCTGCCCCGCGAACCAGTCCCGAACAGTCAGCCCAGAACGGTCATTGGTGTATGCGCTAAACTCGGACTGCGGAAACGCCGCCCCGCCGCCCACCGGGCTGGGGGTGGTCATGCCATGCGTCCTCGCTCAAGAGTGTACTGGATAGCCATCAACACATTGTCTGCGGGGCGGCATTGTGGGTCGCTATTGAAGTATGCGGGGTTACAGTAGAAACCCAACATTAGCTTATATGCGTCCGGAAATTTTTCTTTCAGGGGAACGGAGTCAATGTTGTCGCCCATCTCATCCTCCATCGCCGAAGCGGTCTTTGTTGATGAGTGATATGTGCGACATGCGGGGCGGGGTGTCAACAGCAATTTATCACTAGACACGCATTTAATTGCGAAGCATATGTATCTTCATGGAAACCAACACACCCCAGGCGAAAGCCATTGCCGACGTGGAGCGCCGCGCGTTCGACGCTCGCATTACCATGCGCAACCTCTGCGATCGAGCAGGGGTGTATCAAGCTACATGGTCAAGGGCCAAGGCGCGTCGGGCTGTTTCCATTGACGTTCTGCTCCGCATGGAGCGCGCATTAGAAAAAGTGGAGAGCCAAGCATGACACCCGAAATCTACATCATGGCCGCTATCTCGGCGGCTATGGCATTGGCGCTTATCTGCGTGATGTGGAACGCGCCCATGGGCTACGAGGATCACGAAGGCTTCCACCTTGGACGGGAGCCGGGGGAATGACCAACAAGCCCGGTGTGTACCTGAAAGTACCAGATGATTTTGCTGACTTAGGCAAAGGCATGTCGGTCAAGGCAGTATGCCGCAAATGGGGCGTCGGCATGACAGTGGCTCAGCGGTGGCGGCGAGAGGCTGGCTTTGTCACGGGCAAATCCTGCGCATTCAAGCATATGCCGGACGATTTCCCCGAAGCCGCAAAGGCAATGTCGGTAAAAGCAATTTGCCACAAATGGTCCATATCGGACGACACCGCACGCCGCTGGCGCAAAGAAGCAAGCTTCGGACGTCCGAGCAAGATGCCGGCGCTTAGCTCGCAGCAGCTACAGCATCTGGCCGACACCACTACCTTGAAGGAAGCCGCCGCCCAATACGGCATCAGCGATAGGTCGATGAGCAAGCTGTATCGGGCAGCGGGGGTGATCCATAAGCAGAAGCGATCGAGGCGGGTGGTGGCGTTGGTGCCTACGGTTGTGCGCCGTCCGGTTTACAATGCCTTGGAGCAATACGCCAAGGACTGGATACAGACGCAAGAAGCAATCTCCCGCTGTCGGCAAGATGGCTCATACGACCACACGGGCGCCTACTTTCATTTCCGCAATAGGATTTGGGATGGCTCTTCTTTGGTAAAGAAGGCTCTGGATATGGGGTGGAAACCTGAACTGGCTTGGAGTGTGGCGGCGTGATTGCGGCTCTCTACGTCGAGACAGGTGGCTGTTACTTCGGGCTGCCCGGTGTCGATCCTTGGGACGAAGCGCGCGATGCCCGCCGCTATGATGGCCCGCACCCGGTCGTTGCGCATCCACCGTGTCAGCGGTGGGGTAACTTCTGGTTCGGCGGCACACAGCCCAACAGCAAGCGTTACAAGCTGGGGGATGATGGAGGGTGCTTCAAGGCGGCATTGTCTTCTGTGCGCAAGTATGGCGGTATTATCGAGCATCCTGCTGGTAGCCGCGCATGGGCATACTTTGATTTGGCTACCCCGCCAGCGGATGGCGGATGGGTAGCGGCAGATTTTGTAGGCGGATGGACGTGCTGCGTCGATCAAGGCTCCTACGGCCACCGCGCTCGCAAGTCGACGTGGCTTTATGCGCACAGTGTAGACCTTCCCAGCCTGCGATGGGGGCGTGTTGAAGGCGAATTCATGCTGCTGCGCGCCATGTCGAAGGGCCGGATGACCGAGCGTGGCTTGTCAGATCACGCACCTGTTGTACGCCGCAAGGAGTGCATTGCCACACCTCCGGCCTTCCGCGACCTCCTAATCTCCATCGCAATATCAGCCGCGTAACTCCGCCCTGTAGGGCCATATCCTACGCAATTCAGCCTCAACATACGGACGAACAAGGGGCGGCACCTTTTGCAGGGCCGCCCTTCTTTCGTCTGCTGTGTCCATCCTCAAGAGCTCAACAGCCCCTTGGTAGATCGGGAAGCGTGCCCAGGATTGGATGGGGGTGGGGGCTTGATCCATCCTGATCTGGCCCGACAGGATCAGCGACAACCATTGCTGCGGGGTCTTTATTTCTGTGACCACGCCAGAAACGCCTCCCATGCTCCCACGGCGCCTAGCGCGACACAGGCGAATGCGCCGGCATCCCGTGCGGCTTCCAGATATTCGATCTGGCCGGGTTGCCACTGAGATAGGGTGTGGTCCTGCCGCTTTACCTCACACACGAACGAGGGTGCGCCCGGTATGATGATATCAGATGCGCCGGGGGTCATGCCTTCCGCCTTGTGTTTCACGACGGTAGCGAACTGGCCCTTCTCTTTCAGGCCTTCGTTGCGCGGGTGCAAAGCCAAGCGTCCGTAGGTATCAGGATACTCCCTTCGCAACCTGCTAAAGAAAGACGCCTGCTCCACATGCTCCAGCGGGCACTTGCCCCGGAACGACAGGTCGCCGAACACGCGCACGCCATCTGGAAACTTCATGCTGCCATACTCTCCGGGGTGTCGACGGGCATATTGTAGGCCAGGATACGATAGAAGTTGCTATCGCGATCCTTGACGTACGATATCGTTTCAGGGGTGCCGTGGCGGGTTGCCTCATCGAAGCGCCGCCAGTCATCTCGCGCCTTGGGGAAAGTCGCTTCCGGCTGATGCCATGTGCTGAATTTTCTGTGGGGCGTTACCCAATCGGCGCGCACGGTGGCATTACCCTTCTGCGATACAGACTCTTTCGTCACCACAGACAGCACCACATCCGTCTGCGGCTGGTGCGGGTCTTTCTTCTGCGCCTCGAATGCGATCGTAAGTCGCTCGTTCGGGTCGATGATTTCCGCTTTGCAGGACCGACAGAAGCGCGCGGCGATGTCATTCTTCTCCCCGCACGCCTCGCAGTCTTTGCTGGTCCAGTAATAGGCGCAGCGGTCGTACTCTGCCCCCACCTTCACCAGCCCGTTGCAGCGGCGCCCAAAATGTCCGGGCATCGGTCCATATTCGGTCTGAACCTGTTCTCCCCACACATCGAGGCAATACCCGTGCTTGTCCAGCTTGTAGGATTGGCCGTCCGGCGTGGCGGTAAAGGCGTTCTCATAGCCGCAGGAAGGGCATTCTGCTTGGATGCCTTCGCCAGCTTCCGCTGCTTTCCCGGCCTTCACAGTTGGATTGTAGATATCACCATGCGGAAAGTGCCGATCATAGTTGCCGGCATAGTCCAGCCACAGGCAGTCCGCCTTGCCGTAGTACAGCCGCCATGCGCGGCCCAATATCTGGGTTAGCAAAGTGGCGCTTTCAGTATAGCGCAGTACCGCAATGATTTCGGTCCACGGGGCATCGAAGCCCGTGGTCAGTTTGCCCACCGATACGACATAGCGAACCTTCTGGCTGCGATAGGCGGCTACTGCGCGCTTCTCAGCGGCAGCGTCCATATCCCCCGTTACCATCACCGAATTACCGGGAGGCAGCGAGGCCATGACTTCATGTGCGTGGGCGACGGTGGCGGCGAAGAGCATTACACCGCCCTGCCGCCCTTGGGCCTGCGCTACAACGTCCGCCACCACATGCGCGGTCTGACGTCCGTGGCCTACGAAGGCTCGCTCTACGGTGCTGTCGTCCAGGCGCCCGTTGGGTAGCAGGACCACGCCCGACGTGTCATACGACTGCGCGTTAATCTCGCCGACCACCATGGGGGTTATGTATTTAGCGTCCAACATCTCCTGCGCCGAGACGCGGTAGACGGATTTGGTAAAGTACGGATCACGACAAACATCGTCCCCGTTAACCTTTCCATTCGGGTGCTGGCGAAAGATATAGCCCTTGCCCAGCAGGTAGGGAGTGCCGGTCAGGCCCATTACGCGCAGGTTGGGATTTCCCGCGCGCATGGCGTCGATGATGCTCCTTATGGTAGGCGTCATGCCGTGGCATTCGTCGATGATGACTGCGCAGTAGCTACCGTCATTGAAGCGCGAGATGGCGTTGACGACCGTACCAGGCGTCCCAAAAATTATGTGGTGCCTCGTACTCTTAGCCCCCGCCGACGCGGAAAAAATAGAAAACGGATGGCCCGTGTCTCGCATCTTCTCCGAGTTCTGCGCTACCAGCTTGGCGTTGGGTGCTAGGCAAAGGATGCGTTTGCCGCCGCTAATGGCGTGCAGCCGATCGGCGATATGCGCGATCATATGGGACTTGCCCGCAGCGGGGGCTGCGTCGATCAGGCAGGGGCTGGTGGTGGTGCGCATGTACGCCAGAGCGGCGTCGCAGGCGGCTTGCTGGTAGGGCCTAAGCACCGACATGCGCCCTTATGCGAGCCATCGCCTTCGCCGCGTATTCCTCGTCGCGCTCGATGCAAATCCACTTACGTCCCGCGTTTTCCGCAGCGATTGCGGTAGTGCCGCTGCCAGCGGTGTTGTCGAGAACCGTATCGCCCTCGTTGGTGTACGTGCGGATTAGGTACTCGAATAGGGCTACGGGTTTTTGGGTGGGATGAAGACCCGTTTCTGAATTAAATTTCTGGTGCGAAGACGGTACGCGCAATTCGGGTAAAATAGCAGACATTCGCTCTGTGTTGCCATTTCCATAATTAGTCGTTGAGGCGAACCCTCCTCGGCTATTAAGTTTACCAGCAGCTTTTAACCCTCCGCCACTTCGTTCTTGCATTTGTTTATTGTAAGTCCACTTTCCTTTAGAAAAGGTCAATACGCTTTCGTGTTCTTTCATTGGCTCCCGAACCGTATTTGCAAAGTTAGAGCCCCGATGCTTAATCCATATCCATTCATGACGAAACATTTTAGGCTGAGACATCACAAGCGCGGATGTAAATGGCTGAGATGCAGTAAGAACAATAGCAGCATTCGATCTAGCGACTCGCCAATACTCCGCCCACAGCAAATTTAGTGGCAATACGCTATCCCATTTGTTTTGCGTTGTCCCATAAGGCAGATCGCACAGCACCATATCAACGCTAGCATCGGGCAGCTTCGCCATCAGGTCAAAGCAATCACCCACGCCGAATATTCCATTTCCAATGCGCGGCATCACTTCAACCCCCAATATTCCTGCCCCTTCCCCCGGTACGGCTCAAGGTCCGCGTCCGGGAGCAGCGCCTTCACGACCTTGGCATAGGCCACAGCCCCCGCCTTGCGGGTCAGCGTCAGCTTACGCCCTCCGATCAGCGCATCCCTCGAACCAGCCAGCGCCACCATCTCCGCCAGTAGGTCTTTCTTCCTCTCGGTCGCAAGATCGATCGCCTCCGATAGCTGGTCATACTCCGCTACCATCTTGGCGGCGTCGGGGGTGTCGATGATGACGCGGAGGGGGGCTAAGTGGTCTTCGGGCGCCTCCAGTTCCGACAGATACTCCGCATGAAACTGCTTCAAGCGCGGCAGATTGGCGTTCAACCATTCATCGTCACGATGCACCAGCACGCGATGTTGGCCATGCGGGGTCCACTGATAGAACCACAGGGCATCCCAGCCACAGCACAGCATCTCGATCTGGCATTGCGCGGCGTAGTGCGGCTGGTCCGACAGCGGCTTGAAAGCGGGCGGGTCATCATTCCTAATTCCATACGGGCATTTCACCTCAATACCCTTGCCGTCGCTGACCTTGCCGTCCGGGCTGGCTCCTAGCCAATCGTCGTACGGGACGAAGGGCATAGCCGTCACGGACTCGCCGTACGTCATCTCGAAATCCGCAATCGCCTGCGGCTCCATCGCCGTGCCCCATTGCGTCGCTACGTTGCCGGTGAACTCGCTGGGCGCGCCCTTGGCGGCACGAACCATTGAGCGCATTACGTCGTCGCGGGTCATGTATGGGGATAGACCAAGGATTGCCCCCGCTACGGAGCCGGTGACGCGGCCTATGCGTGCGGCGTGCCATTCGGGAGAGCGTTGGGGGGCGGTCATAATAGCCTTCCTGTTTCTCTAGCCCATTTTAAAGGGTCTTTTGCTGATTTTTTAGAATTGCACGATTTGCAAAGGCATTGCAGATTACGTGGCCAATTTGACCCGCCTTTAGATAGCGGCTGAATGTGATCTACATGATAGCTACCGCCCAGTTTTACTTTGCAAAAAGCGCATCTGCCTTTTTGCATTTTGTATATATTTTCAATATCTAACCTATTGTGAGTTCCTTCTGCCGAAAGCTGCCTGCTCCTTCTTTTGGAAAATCGTTCTTTCCATAATTCTGGAGTTTCTCTAGCTTTCTGCTTTTCATACAATGCTTGCTTGTTCGCTTGATAATAAGCCGCTCTAGCCAACTGGCGAGCACTTAAATTATCAACGTGATACTTGCGCCAACGCAACTTAACGCATTCGCAGCACTCGCAGCCTCTTACGCGCTTCTCTGCTACGTGTCCCAGCTTGCACGGTTCTCCGGTAAAGTACCGTTTCAAACCTAACGCGATTGCGTCTTTGCGAGAAATAATCTCAAGCATAAATCCTCCGTCACGGATCGTCTGTGATGCGGGGCAGAGGATGACGAATCCTCGTTTCGGCTGGCCGGCCTAGCCCCTAAGCTTTTACACTATCACAAACCGCAACGCGGTCAATCCTCGCCCCGGCTTGTGGCCGGGGTCCGGTCAGGGGTGGTCAGAACGGCACGTCGTCGTCCAGGTCGTCGGCTGCGACGATCGGCGGAGCCTTGCGCTTGACGGCAACCTGCCCTGTCGAAATTTCGGCAGTCTTAGGTGAAACCGACTGCACCCAATTGCCCGACATGGGACCATTGTCGCCTTCCATCTCCCAGACGCCCAAGCGGATAACCATCTGCTTGTTGATGAGCGCAAGAGCGATTTCATCGCTAGTCGGTCGCCCGTCTTTCTTGCCTAGCTTGCCGCCAGCGTTGCGGTCGATCGCGGCCAGCATCCGAAGCGCCTTGTCCTTTTTCTTCGCTGCATCCTTAGCGCGCGGATCATCATCGGACACGAACAGCTTGTGGAAAATCTTCCGGTTCTGATACGCCTCAGGCTTGAGGATCGTCCAGCGGATCAGCAGGTGTTCGACGCCATCGCGGCTTTCTTTCCATCCCGCCTCATCCGGCATCGCCAGAACCGACGTTCCTTCCGGAATAGGTTCATTGCTGCCGCCGCCAGCATCGAACTCGCCGGTGGTTTCCTTTGCGGTTTCACCGCTGCTCAATCCCCAAAAACTCACTTGTCATCTCCTTCTACAAAATCATGGGTATCCGGTGTCTCTTCGGCCTCTGCCGGTTCAGCCTTTTGCTTTTTTAGCTTAACCGGCGGCGCGCCCACCCACTCCGCAAGTGGGTTTTCCCCTTTAACCACGTCCAAGTCGTCGGTGATGCCGTAGCGGTTCTTGGATGCCATTGCGGGCGTAAGGTAGGTGACCAATACGCGGTCGCCGCTGCTGATCGCGCGCCCCGGCTTGGCACGTGCCTCACCTTTAGCCTCTACAGCTCCCCGCACTACGCGCTCTTGCTTCAAGAACCCTACGAGGTCGACACTGTCTAAGTACGGAGCCATAGACTTCTTGGGCAGGCGCAGCGAGTAGGACGAATACGGATCGCTATCCGGAGGCGAAACATCCACAATTTCGGCGTGCGCCAGGAAAATGATGTTCATCCCCTTCTGCTTGCGCAGCATCTCTGCCGCCTTGCGGACCCGCATGTGCATCGCCGACACCATGCTTGCACCGTTCCCATAGCCGCCGTGGCTTTGGTTCAAACCGCGCGCGTTCGGGTCTGCGGCCAACACGTCCTGCGTGAACAGGATTTCGAGGCCGGTGGCCGTGTCAAACGCCAGCGTCTTGTACGGATGCTCTTCGCGCAGCAGCGCTTTCAGCGCATCCCACAATTCCGCCGCCGTCTCGATTTCTAGCGTCGTAGGCGTCTGTTCGGCGGGAATGTCATGGGGCGGTTTCTCGCCCTGCGTGCGGATCATGAACACATCAGGGAAGGTACATGCGAGACTGGTCTTACCGGTCCCTTGTACGCCTACGATAGTGCCGACAAATGGTTCAGCCTCCGGTTTGGAGGCGCGCGATAAGATTGACATTGGCTTCCTTTCTTCCTTGCGCTTGCAACCTAAGCGTAGATGACGTATGCCGTCAACGACAAAATTGCATACGGAGGCGAAATGCTTACTTTGGCTAAAATTCAGGAACAGATGGCAGACCGCCGCGTGAGGGCGGTCGCAGATGCAACGGGGCTGCACCATCAGGTGATTTATGACGCGCTAAAACCAGACGCCAATCCGACCTACAAAACGGTGAAGGCGCTATCAGATTATCTCACGCAGCAGGTGTCCGCATGAGCAACGTCGTCCAGTTGCGGCCATCAACCGGCTACATGATGTACCGCGACTTCATGCTGTCGGGCTATCCGATCTTTCCGATTTACCGTTTCAAGACCAATGGGCAATGCGAGTGCGGCGACCCGGATTGCCCAGCGCCTTCCAAGCATCCCCGCGCATCCAACTGGCAGCATACGCCGCTGTGGGATGACGATCAGGTCGAGGCCATGGAAGAACACGGCCACCTCGACACAGGCTATGGCGTCCTGTGCCGGGGGCTGCTGGTCATCGACGTTGACGCGCGCAACGGCGGCATCGAATCCTATGCCAAGCTGCTTGCGGTTATCCCGGCTGTCGATGATGCCGGCTTGACGGTCGCCACAGGGTCGGGCGGCGGATCGGCACATCGGTATTTCACCGCGCCCGAAGGCGTGTCGATGGTCACGCATCTGCCGGAATATCCCGGCATCGACTTCAAGTCGTCGGGCTATGTCGTTGGGCCGGGATCGGGTCACAAGTCTGGCGGCGTGTACGAGGCGGACGGCTACCCGCAGGACATTGGCCCAGCGCCGCAGGCGTTGATCGATCTGCTAAAGCGACCGGAACGCCACCGTTCCGAGTTCAACGGCCACGCGGTCGATTTGGCGCACGAAGACATAGCCGACATGCTGGCGCATATTCGTAACGACGACCTGCCCTATGAGGACTGGATCAGCGTCGGAATGGCGATCCATCACGCCACACAAGGGTCCGGGTTCGGCTTGTGGGAAGATTGGTCGGCAACCTCGCACAAGCACGACGGCTCCAAGATGGAATATAAATGGGGCAGTTTTGGGCGTTCGGCCAATCCGGTTACGATCGGCACGCTGATTCACCACGCTGAACAAGGCGGCTGGGTCATGCCGGTTTCGTTCGTGCCGGATCAGCAGTTTAACGATGAGCCGGTGGCGTCCGATGGTTTGCCGTTCGACATTTCTGGTGTCGACCTAACCGCGCCGCCGGGGTTCGTCGGCGAGGTGGCGCAATGGATCGAAAACCAGTCGTTCCGCCCGCGTAAACATCTGGCCGTGGCTGGCGCACTGACCACGATCGGCAATATTGCTGGCCTTCGCTACATCGATGACCTGTCGGGCGTGACTGCCAATCTGTTCTGCTTCTGCGTAGCGGGTGCCAGAACCGGCAAGGAAAGCATCCAGCAGGGCATGGCCCAATTGCACCGTGCTGCAGGTCTAGCCGCTGCCATGCATGGTTCGATCAAGTCGGAACAGGAAATCATACGCAACCTGACCCGCCATCAGGCGTCGTTCTATATCGTGGACGAATTGGGCATCCTGTTGGGCAAGATTCGCAATGCGCAACAAAAGGGTGGCGCGCTGTATCTCGACGGCGTGCTTGGCGTTCTCATGTCCGCATACTCCAAGGCTAACGGGTATATGCTGCTGACCGGAGACGCGAAGGAAGCGGTGCGGGCGGACCTGCTCAAGGAACTGTCGCAGTGGGTCAAAAAGCAGGAAAACGACCCTAAGCCGATGGGTGAGAAGCGAATTGCATCGATCGAAGTTGCGCTAAACACGCTGGATCGCGGCCTCGAAAAGCCGTTCCTGTCGTTGATCGGGTTCACCACGCCTGTAACCTTTGACGGGCTGGTCGATTACGAGAACGCCACCAATGGATTTATCGGGCGCTCGCTCATTTTCAACGAACGCGAAACCGTGCCGCTGGCAAAGCGTGGGTTCAAGCCGGAGCCTTTGCCAGACAGTATGGCGATGTATATGGCCGCGCTGTTCAACGATGGCGAGTATGACGCACAGGCCACCGTGCGTGTGGAAAGCCGCGAGGATCGTATTGTCGTCCCAACCACGCAGAAGGCCGCAGAGATGCTCGACAGGGTGTCATTGTGGATGGAGGGCATGGCAGAGGCCCAGAAGGCCACAACGTCGCTGGAAGCCCTGTATCTGGGCGCATACGAGCTTGTTTCCAAAGTGTCGCTCATCCTTGCTATTCCCGACCGGTTGCGAGGCGAGGAACATATCCGTTGGGCCTTCGCGCTTATCCGCCGGGACATCGAGGAAAAAGCGCGCATGGTCATCGGTAACGACAGTGCGAAGACCGCGCCCAAGTCGGCATTGCACGCCAAGATTCTTAATCTCACTGCCGATGGCGGGGAAAAAGAGGGCGTGATCGTCAACCGCCTGTCGCGCTCGTTCAAGAAAGAGGATGTGCTGGCGGGGCTGGAGGCGCTTGTTCGCGCTGGCAAGATCGTATCCGAAGAACGGGTACACAAGGGCAACAAGTCGGTTTCCAAGGCATACAAGCATGTTTGAGGGCGCGCTGCGTACGCAGACTATACGCTGCGTAACCTCAAAAAACGGCGGTTTTCCGCCAGAAAACGCAGAATACGCGAATACGCATACGAGACACTCATATACTCATCTGACAGAGTATCAGAGTACCTTAGTATCTAAGAGCCTGTTTCGCCCTTTTGGGAGGGAGGTATGTATATGAGTATTATCAATATTCAGGTATTCACAAGGAATTCCAATGGGTTGAGCGTACACATCGCTGCGTAAGCAGCGATATTCAGCGAACCTCATTTTCCGCAAGGCAGTACGGCATCGCCAGCGGCAAGAAGTTTGCCGCACGTGCCGCTGTCGGCGGCGTTCGCATTTGGAGGGTTGTGTGAAAATCGACCTGGACCGCAGCCAGAAGTGCCTTGCCCCCTGCCGCTACTGCGGGTCCGTGTGGGGCGTGGCGAAGGATGGCAAGGGGCCGCATGCCAAGCGCATCGACTGCCATGGCTGCGGCAAATTCCTTAACTGGATGCCGCTTCGGCTGGCTATCATGTTTGGCATGTACGAGCGCGACATTGATAGCGCTTGACGACAAGCGGCGTGGCGCAAAAAGTTACGTCACTATGCGATTATGGGTTGACGGTGCCGTTACCAGAGCATAGATAGGTGTCAACGCAGACGGAGACAGACGATGACCTACGCAGTGATCCAGACCGGAGACACCTTCGAGATTCTCAACACCGGCAGCATGTGTGCTTACGGATCGTTCGAAAGCCGCCAGGAAGCGCAAGAAGCAATCGCGGCATCCGCCAACGCAGATCAGCTTTCCCGGTGCGGCCAGTGAGCCGAACCAGCCAAGCGCAGAGCATGCGTGATGCGCTCCAATTGACGGAGCGCAACCTTGGATCGCTCATAGCTGCAAGGCATCCCGATGCAGTGCTAATGAGCGATTGGCGCGATGTGGTGCGCAGGGCTTTGGGGCATTGGGTGGAACCAAAGGAGTGTATTTGTGCCCGCTGCGGTATTCGCCACGGCATATCGCATTCCACAGGAGATTTCTAATGCCCTACACCAACGCAGAAAAGCAGAAGCGCGCCCGTGATAGGGCAAAGGCTAAGCTGGAACGGTATGAGGCTGCGCTTAGGGAGATTGCGGCCACGCAAGGTGGCGGCGCTGCCTTCATCGCTAACCGCGCACTTCACATCGAAGTATTGTAACGCCCATCCCGGAGCATGGTGATGATCGCTCAGACGGGATGGGCTGGCCCTTTAGAAGGAGACAGGGTTGTGGGTATGGATAGCACGAATGACACTCAGCGCAAGGCCGTCGACTGGTCGAAGCCGATCGAGGCTGTGCATGTGGATGGGCGGGTGCGAGCTGTGGAACTGGCGTACAACCAGCCTGACATGGATGGAGATTATAAGCTGACCGAGCCGCTTGAACCCAAGATGGATCAAGCTCATTATTTCGATGCTGACGGCAGCCAAGTTTACGAGCTTGACAGAGCTCTTGGCGGAGGCCGCCCATGGAAAATCCGCAACGTCCAAACCCCAGAAGCAGCAACCCCCGCGATCGACCCGGCGCTGGTTGAGCGGATGCGAAACCTGGTACAAAATATGGCGCAGGCTGATAAGCGTGAAGTAGCCATAATGGGCACGGGTCAACGCGAAGCCTATGAAGAAGCCCGCGACATCCTCAAGGCGCTGGAGCCGGTGGATGGGGATTTGTTGGAGGCGCGGCGCCTCATCATCGAACTGTCAGGTTCTGTGAACCCTGCGTGGATACAGAACGTCAAGGACGGCAAGCACGATCAGGATGATGAAGGCGTACCGATCGCCCTTGCCGCCATCCGTCGCGGTCGCGCGCTGGAAAGGTGAGAGTGATGGAAAAGCAGTCTTTGCAGGAGGCATTGGCGGAAAACGCGCGCCTTAAGGAACAGGTCGATCTGCTGACTACGGCGCTTGTCGAAGCTTTGGCAATCTGCGCCAAGTGGTCGGGCCTGTCTCAGGATCAGATGCGGGAGCAGTTCGAGCAGGAGTGTGGATGATGCTCTGCAAGGTTTGCCGAGGATCGGGAAATGTCGGGCCATATCGCTTTATGTGGCAATGCCCAGGTTGTGGTGGCGCAGGCGTTACCGTTCTGCATGGCCCTCCCACGATCGTAATAAAGGCTGTGAAATGACCCGCTACTGGCACCACCTAACCGCCGGCTTCTTCAACGGCCTAGGAAGGGGCTTGTCATGGCGGCTGCTTCGGGGCATATTTGGGCGGTGATGGTTCTGTTCTCAACATTGAGGCTTCATGGCGTTCGTTAAGGGTCAATCCGGCAATCCTGGGGGGCGTCCAAAGGCAGTAATGCCCGATGGGCGCACTCTTAGCGAAGCTGCGCGCGAGCATAGCCCGAAGGCGCTTAAGGTTCTGGTCGATGCGCTTGGCAACCCAGACACCGCATTTGCAGCGGCGAAAGAGTTGCTGGATCGTGGGTTTGGCAAGCCTGCGCAATCGTTAGAAGTAGCCGGACCTGATGGCGGCGCGATCCTTGTGTCGGAAGTCAAACGGATCGTAGTAGACCCCAACAACCCGTAATGAAGCTAGAAATTGCCACGCCGCGCTGGGCGCTGCCCTTTCTGGAACCGGCAAGGTACAAGGCAGCTTTCGGAGGGCGTGGTTCGGGAAAATCCCATTTCTTCGCTGAACTGTTGGTTGAGCGCTGCATCCTTAAAAAAACCCGCGCCGTCTGCATTCGCGAGGTGCAAATATCGCTGAAAGAGTCGGTACGGCAGTTGATCGTGGACAAGATCACGGCACTAGGCGTGCAGGATATGTTTGAGGTGTTGGAGGCAGAGATACGCGCGCCGCACGGGGGCCTTATCATCTTTCGCGGTATGCAGGCGTACAACGCGGAGACGATCAAGTCGTTGGAAGGTTATGACATCGCCTTTATCGAGGAAGCGCAGACGCTATCAGCCACGTCACTGCGAATGCTGCGCCCCACGATCCGTGCGCCAGGGTCGGAGATTTGGGCGGCATGGAACCCGCGCCACGATACGGACCCGATTGACGATTTCTTCCGTGGCAGCGCGCCTCCACAGAACGCGGTAATTGCGCGGGTCAACTGGTCAGAGAACCCGTTCTTCCCCGCCGAGCTGCGCCAGGAAATGCAGGACGATCGCAAGCGCGACCCTGAGATGGCTGCGCACGTCTGGGACGGAGGCTATGAAATCATGTCGGAGGGCGCCTATTACGCCGCCCTACTGGCTACAGCGGACAACGAGGGGCGTATCGGCGACTTCCCCTATGATCCTGCCTTGCCGGTCATTACCGGCTGGGACATCGGCGTAGATGATTATACGGCCATTTGGTTCGCACAGGAGAATGGCAGCCAGATACGCTTCATCGACTATTTCGAGACTAGCGGTGAGGGCGTGGAGGAAATCGTATCCCAAGCGCTGCCAGAGCTTGTGGCGGCGGCAAAGCGCATGTCGGACCGTGCCACGATGTACCGCTACGGTCGCCACTTCCTGCCGCATGACGTGAAGGTGCGGGAGTGGGGCGCTGGCCGATCGCGGCTGACGACGCTGCAAGAGAATGGCGTGAAGCCGATCAACATCGGCATCGCATCGGGACCGGCTGAACGCATCAACGCCAGCCGCCGCATTCTGCCCATGGCCTATTTCAATCAAGCGACATGCTCGCAGGGAATCAAGCGCTTGAGAGGTTACTCGCGCCGGTTCAACAAGAGCATGGAAACCTACAGCGGTCCGGTGCACGATGAGAACAGCCATGGCGCCGACGCGTTCGGGGAGCTGGCGATGAATTGTCACCTGACGCGCCACAAGCAGGTTGAGGTAGCCAAAACCCCTAATGACAGGTATCATAGTACCCGAAAGAATGCGGCGCCGACCAGCGCTTGGGGTTAAGGACGTAGAATGATCATCCAAGGCGACGCACCGATCCGCACTCCGCATGCCGTGGTTCCGCACGGCCAGATGCGTGGCGACCCGGAGACGGGTGTCGTGACGGCGGGTGATGGCGATGACGATGGCCTGAAAGCCCCCAACATCAACACGCTTCGCCGCATGTTCGATAATGCGCGCGACCTGACGGACGAAGCACGGCGCGATCAGCAGCTTGATCAGGACTATTACGACGGCCCAGCGCAGCTGAACGCAGAAATTCGAGATATCCTGAAGAGCCGTGGTCAGCCGCCGATCTTCGACAATCGCATTGCCCCCGCGATCGACGGTATTCTTGGTGTGATGGAGACGGGCAAGACAGATCCACGCGCATTCCCGCGTAACCCTGAGGATCAGGCCAGCGCGGACGTGGCTACCAAGGCGCTGCGGTTCATTGCTGATACCACACGCTGGACCTCTACCCGCATGGATTGCGCAGAGGACTACCTCAAACAGGGCTTGAGCGCTGCGATCGTTGAGTGGTCGGGCCAGGACGTTAGCGTCCAGCAAATTCGCTGGGAAACGTTCTTCTACGATCCCACGTCGCGTCGTACTGATTTCAAAGACGCCAAATATCTTGGTATCGCCAAGTGGATGCACGCGGACGAGGTGAAGCAGCACCCGGATTATGGCGAACGTGCCCGGATGCTTGGTGACCTGACACAGGTCGACCCAAGTGCCGTCGAAGAGACGTGGCAGGACCGACCGGAGGACCAAATACGCTGGTCCGACAAGCGTGCGCAGCGCGTGCTGGTCGTCGAGATGTACTACCGGCACGGCGCCGAATGGCTGCGGTGCGTTTTCTGTGGCGCTGGCTGGCTGGAGTTCGATCGCTCCCCCTACCGGAACGCCAAGACCGGTGAAACGCGGTGCCCGATTGAGGCGCAATCGTTCAAGGTCGATCGTCGCAATAACCGCTACGGCCCTATCCGCAATATGCGGCCGATGCAGGACGAGGTGAATGCCCGCCGTTCGCGTGGCCTGCATCTGCTGAACAGTCGCCAGGTCCAGCAGACCGACATGAATGCACCGCCTGTCGATGCGGATGAGGTGCGCCGAGAAGCCGCGCGCGCCGATGGTGTCATCCCGCAGGGTTGGCAATCGGTTAGCGCCACCGACATGGCGACCGGCAATCTGAACATGCTGACGGAGGCCAAGGACAGCCTTAGCCGCATGGTGCCAGTGGCGATTGCGCAGGACTTGCGAGAAGGCGGGGCTTCGTCCGGCCGCGCTCGGCAAGTCGCGCAACAAGCAGGGTTGACCCAATTCGGGCGCGGCTTCGGGCGGTTCGATGACTTCGAACAGCGCATGTACCAGCAGATGTGGATGTGTGCGCAGCAGTTCCAGCAGGACCCGTGGTGGGTCAGGGTTACGGACAATCCGCGCGCGCCGGAATTCTTGCAGGTCAATGAGCCGGTGATGGGCATCGTGATGCAGCCTGTTCCCAATCCTGCTACCGGGCAGCCTGCGGTTGACCCCAGGACCGGCCAGCCGATGATGCAGGCAGCAGAGGGCATTGTCGGGTACAACAACCGCATCGCCGAGATGGACATGGACATCATCATCGCCACGACGCCGGATACGGTGGCGCTGGAGACTGAGACGTTTGAAGCTATCATGGGGCTAGTGCAGTCGGGCGTCGATCCGATGTCGCCGGTATTCCAGATCATGTTGGAACTGTCGCCGCTGCCTGACAAGACGCGCGTTATGGAGCGCATCGAGGCGGTTAAGCAGGAAGCGGCGCAGGCGCTTGAAGGTCAGCAGCAGGCGCAACAACAGCGCCAGCAGCTGGAGGACGGCAAGTTGCAGGCCGATACGGCGCTGACGGTCGCCAAGACCGAAGAGATTACGCTTGGGTCGAAGATCAGTCTTGCGAATGCGCTTGCAGGGCAAGACGGTTCCTGGTATTCTGATACCGTACAGTAACCCGCCGCCGGGGTACGGGCGAACCGAGGCCAGCACTCGTAAAACGCTGGAGGCCGCCGCTACGGGCGTTTCGTCTGTCACCGACGATACTGGTGAGTAGGAGTAAGGCATGGCTGACTTTCTGGATGACGTGTTCCCCGCTGACGATCAGGAGCAGATGGAAGCTGCACCCGAAGTTGTCGAAGAGGCACCGGCTCCAGAGCCTGTAGAGGAAGCGCCGGTTGAACCGGAAGGGCTAACTCAGGAAGCCGAGACGCATACTGCCGCCGAGGAAGCCGAAGTACGGCAAGTGCCGCTTAACGTGGTCCTCGACGAACGCGATCGCCGTAAGGCGGCGGAGCAGGAGCGCGACCGGTACAAGCAGCAGTGGGAAGCGGCGCAACAGCGCCAGCAACCGCAGAATGTGCCCGATCCCTACGATGATCCGCAGGGGTTTGCCGCATATCAGGAACAGCGCGTTCAGGAAGCTGTCACGCAACAGCGGTTCCAGATGTCGGAGTTGATGGCCAAGCAGCAGCATGGCGAGGAAGTGGTCACAAAGGCGTCGCAGTGGGCGTTGGAGAGGGCCAATTCCGACCCGACGTTCGCAGCTGCTTATCACCGGCAGGCACACCCCATCGACTGGATCGTCCAGCAGCACAAGCGGGATGCGATCATGAGCGACATCGGCGACAACGTGGACGACTGGTTCACGCGTGAAGCCGCCAAGCGAGGATATGCACCGGCATCCGTAGCGGCTGCGGCATCCGCCGTGGCTCAGACCCAACAGGCAACGCCGCCTGTCAAGGTGCCACGGAGCTTGGCGACGCAGGGATCGGGAGATACCGACGTTCGGCAGGTTGCGAGCGGACCAACGGCAGCGGTAGACGCCCTTTTCTCGTAAGGACGAGACATGGCAGAAGTCCAGCTTGCAAATATCAGTGAGCGCTCCGTATGGAAGCGCGATTTCCTCAAGTCCTATACCCGCCAGTCGGGTTTCGCCCCTTATATGGGGCGTTCGTCGGCGTCGATCATCCGCATCCTATCGGAGCTGCGGACCGAGGCGGGTGCGACGATCAACGTGCCCCTGATCCTTGAGCTTCGCGGACGCGGCGTCGAAGGCGCCGAAGTCCTCGAAGGCAACGAAGAGGAGATGGAGAACTTCGGCGATCAGGTGCGCGTCAACTGGAAGCGCAACGGCGTCGTCGTGCCCAAGTCGACCAGCTTCAAGACCGAAATCGACCTGCTCAACGCGGCGCGCGAGCGTCTCGTTATCTGGGCGAAGAACCGGCTGCGTGACGATCTGATCAACGCGCTTCAGTCGATCATCATCCCGGGCGGGCTGGATGCTGACGGTTCGCCGTTGGGCGACACGGGCGTGCTGTACGCCACGTCGACGGCTGCGCAGCGCAATGCCTATTTGGCGGCGAACATTGATCGCGTCCTGTTCGGCATCGATACCGCCAATTCGTCGTCGGGCAACTGGGCTACGTCGCTCGGCAACGTCGATACCACTAACGATCGCATGTCGGCGGCGGTGATCGACCTTGCCAAGTCGCTGGCGAAGGAAACCACGAACAACCCGAACGGCATGGCAATCAATCCCTACCAGTCGGACGCTACCGCCGGTCGGGAATGGTACGTCATGTTCATGGGTTCGCGGGCCTTCTCGCAGGCAACCCGTGATCCGCTGATCGCACAGGCCGATCGTGACGCGCGCGAACGCGGCGTGGACAGCAACCCGATTTTCCAGGGCGGCGACCGCATCTACAACGGCGTGATCCTGCGCGAAATCCCGGAACTGCGGCCTTTGCAGGGTGTCGGCGCAGCCGGCGCCAGCGTGGACCGGTCGTTCCTGTGCGGTGCTGGCGCAATCGCGCTGGCATATGGTCAGGACCCGACGCCCAAGTCGGACCGCGACCGCGACTACGGGTTCCGTCCGGGTGTTGCGATCGAAGAACTGCGCGGACAGAAGAAGACCAGCTTCACCGGCGTCAATTACGGCCTCGTGGAAGTGTTCACCGCGTCGACCCCGATCGGCCAGTAAGGAGCAATCATCATGGCGAATTTCCTCTCTGTTCAGATGACCGCTCCGCGTGCGCCCGTTTCGGGTCCGGGGATCGGTGGCCGCTCGCTCAAGGTAGAGCGTGCGGAAATCAACCTCGCCACGCTGGGCGCTCTGGCTGTTGGCGATACGGTGGAGCTTTTTAAGCTGCACCCGAAGTTCCGGGTTCGCTCGGGCTTCGTCAAGATTGTCGGGGGCTCTGGTGCTGGCACCACCTATACGGTAGGCGATCGCGGCGGCGGTGGCGCAACGGCTGATCCGGCGCGCTATTTTACGTCGGCTTCGATGGCGGCTGCGGGTTCGAACGTCACTCTCGCAGAAGCCGGTCGCGATTTCCTGACCTCGCCTAACACGCGCGGTGGTTCGGGCCAGTACACCACCGTTGTGCTGACGGTTGGTGGTGCCACCACTAATGCCACTGGCACCGTCACCGTGGTGCTGGACGGCTATGTCGAGGAGCCGTACTGATGGCAAAGGTGACTTGGCTCGGTGACAGCGACCCCATGGCGAATACGGTTACCGTTGGTGACCGCACCTTCGTCAAGGGCGTGGCTGTTGAAGTTCCCGATAAGGAGCTTGGCAAGCTTAAGGACAACCCGACCTTCTCTACCGAAGCGGACGCAAAGGCTGTGGAAGCCGATGAGCCGTCTAAGGAGGAGCGGGAGGACCGCGCCGAACACGGCACCGTCAAGGCAGCGCTTCGTGACAAGCTGCGCGATCTTGGCGTGACGATCCAGGGCAACCCTTCGGAGGATACGCTGCGTGCGCGTCTGGCGAAGGAACTGGCTTCAAAGGAAGGCTGATGCCCACCGCTCGCACCATCGTAACCCTTGCTCTACGAAAGCTGGGCCGCGTCGGTAGCGGGCGGGAGCCGCGCCCGGTAGATACGGCAGATGGGTTTGAGACCCTTGTGTCGCTCTACCGGGGGTGGATCAACTCTGGCGCCTTCGGGCGTTTGCGCGATGTGGTCCCCACTGGCGCTTATGTAGCGACGGGGAATGAGCGCATCTTGCGCATGTCTGGAGAGCAGCTGGAGGTGACGCTGCCCGAGGTGCTGGCGCTTTATGAAGATAGGCGGCGTTGCTGCATTGGCACGGTATTGCTGATCGCCAGCGATGGCACTACGATCGTACAGCAGGCGCAGCCGATTGCCTATCATCTGACCACCCCTAAAGATTTGTCACCCGTTGTCATCACGGACACGGCAACTGGCAATGTCGCTGATTACATCTATGATGGCTCAATGAAGAAGTGGGTTCCGCTGTGGAACCTCGACATTGATGATGAGGCGCCGCTGTCGTTTCGCGATAGCAATGGACTAGCCGCCTGTCTAGCGGTAGAGTTGGCGGATCAGTTTGGCGCGGATATTACTGCGACGACCGCATTGTCATCTGCCCATTTCAAGTCTGCAATGGTCACTGGATTTAGCAACCCCCGGCGGGAAGCAGTTGGAGTGTTTATCTGATGGGTGTGCCGCTGAACTTTCAGAACGCCATTCCAGTATATGGGGTGGATTTAAGTGGGAACCCGGTAGCAGCTGGACAAACCAGCCAGCCGGCGTTGGGCGCTGGCACAGATCGCAGTGGTTCTATTGCAGCAGGTGGCACGGCGCAGCAGCTTGCCCCGGCCAATCCGAACCGACGTTTTCTTCGTGGTCAGAACCTGTCGACTGGCGACCTGTGGCTGAACGAGGTGGGCGGTTCGGCGTCCGCTGCGACGCCATCCTACCGCGTCCCCGCTGGCGGCACGTTCGGCATCAACACCAACCAGGCGGTCAGCATATGGGGCGCCACCACCGGCCAGGCATGGTCGGCGACGGAGGGCTGAGCAATGGAGATTGGCTACCCGTCGAGCGCCGCAACGCCCAGCACGATCATCAACCTCAAGCCGTCAAACACGACCAAGTTCCGGTCGGCGATGGCGCGCACCGATCGCAATGCCGTGGTGGCCTGCATCGGGCCATCGACGACAGCGGGTCAGTCGACCGGCGCGGGCACGTCTCAGGCGGTGATTTCGTGGCCGATGCGCGCGGCTGCGTTGTTGCAACAGCAGGGTATCCCGGCCGGAGCTGGCAACTGGTTCGGCGACAAGGGGCGCTGGGGCGGCAGCGGCGGCGTAGACGGCCTGACCGCAGGCGACGGGCGTCTGTCGTTCACCGGCGCGACTGCCCGAGCTGGTGCGGACAGCGCAGGCGGCAACCCCATCTCGTTCGCCGCTGCCGGGACACTGACCTTCACCCCGCAGATCGGCGTCACGAAGTTCGACATCTTCCTGCGCAACAGCGCGGCCACGGGCCAGATCAATGCCACGGTTGACGGGGGCGCGGCTACGGCGGTGAATGCCACGAACGCAACGCCCAACATCAAGAAGGTGACGATCGACGCGGGCGCGCTCGGCACCCATGCCCTGACGCTGACCTGGGTGTCGGGGACCGTGTTCGTCATCGGCGTCAGCGGATACGACGATACGGGCGGGCGCCGGGAGATTAGCTTCTACAACTGGGGCATCAGCGGGGCTCCGTCGTCGCGCTTCTTGCTCGACGCCTCGAACGGGATCGGCAACGTCAGCTTCACGGCTTTCGTGGCTCCCGACATGGTTATCCTCGACGATCTGCCGATCAATGACTGGCGGCAGTCGGTGCCGTTGGCGACCAGCAAGTCCAACATTACAACGCTCGTGCAGCAGGGTAAGGTGACCGGCGCAACGGTCGTTCTGACGACGCCGCTCTGGGACGCCAACACGGGCGGCTTTTCGCTTCAGCAGGACGCGTACGCTGCCATGGTAGCGGACGTGGCGGCGGAACAGGATATCCCGCTGCTCGACGTCCGAGCCGCGTGGGTGTCGTATGCAATCGCCAATGGTCTAGGCTGGTACAGCGACAGCGTGCATCCGGCGGCGCTCGGATACAATGTGAAAGCCATTGCGGTCACCGAATTCATTCGTCGTGTGAGGGCGATCTGATGGACATCTCCAGCCCCTTTTACACCGCTACCGTCGATGAGATGAAGGCGGCAATCCTGCCTGATTTGCAGTCGACAATCGACCAAAGGTTCGCTGGTCTGCCCATCCAGTTCGTGAACGACGGCGCATTCCAGACCGTCGCGCAGCTTCTTGCCAACTTCCCTCCTACCGTGGCACTGCGCGGCAAATATGGCCGCGTCAGCGATCTGTGGGGCAACGTGCAGACGGTGATGGTCTGCGAAGGTGACTCTTCCGGATATTACTGGCGCCCGCAGCGTCAAGACTATGCGCCGGCTCCTATCACAGCAACTAGCGGATCAATGCAGCTTATCCCGCTGGTTACTGCGCCAATCATCAATCTGACCGGCACATTGATAGGCAATATTTCGGTCACGCCACAGACGACGAATGTTTGGCCCGGAGCGACTTTTACGGTCACATCTAACAGCGTGCTGGGCCTGTTTGGCATCAATCTGACAGGACTCGTCGGCGGCGGCACTGTGCCTCTTTTGTCCGGCGGTATTCGAACGCTGACCTATTTTTCTGGAACAGGGTGGAAAGCATCATGAGCGATTTTCAGATTGGTGATGAGCTTTTCGGCTATCCTGTCATTGGGCTGACCGACACCACTGTTGCCGTTCGGTTGCCCGGTAACTTGAAGCTCGATTTTGACCGAAGCCAGTTTGGTGAGGGTGTTCGCTTCGTACTCCAGCAAGCAGGCCAATGGGTTCCCAAGGGATGATCATCCCTCTAGGCATCGGAGCATACAAACGCACCGCAGCGTTTGCCCCCGAGGTCGTGTGCCTGAATTTCCTGCTGGAGCCGGACAAGTCGGGTATCTCGCCCGACAAGATCGTGCGGGTGCAGCGCCCTGGTCTGCTATCGGTTGGCAAGCGTGGCACGGGGCCGGTACAGGCGATTGACAATCGCCCCAGTACTGGCGCCCAGCTCGTGGTGTCGGGGGGGAGGCTGTTCGATGGAGGGTTGGATAAGGGATTCGTAGGTGGAGCACGCATCGTGCCACTTGCCGGAACGCTGTTCCATCACGCTATCCTTGGCGACCGTCTGTACCTGTACGATGGCACGCTGACGCCTGTTGCGATGCCAGACGATGCCCCGCCGATTGTCGATATTGAGCAGTTGAACGGGTATATCCTCATTCTAACCGAAACGGGGCGCTTCTACTGGATAGTACCGGGTGAAACGACCGTAGACCCCTTGGCCTTTGCTAATGCGGAAAGCAGCGCCGATAAGGGCGTGGCTATCCGTCGTATCGGCGATGAGTTTTGGATTTTCGGCACGCGGACGATTGAGCCTTGGCAGGCGACGGGCGATGACCTTGCGCCGTTCCAGCGAGCGTTGGGGCGGTTGTACGAGCGGGGATGCAAGGCGCGTGATACAGTGCGGCGCTTCGACAACAGCCTGATGTGGGTTGGCGATGACAACGAAGTATATCGCGGCGGCGAAGTGCCACAAGTTGTTTCAGACCCCGGCCTTGCTGAGCGCATTCGTCGCGCTTCGGGGCAGCCTATGTCTGCTTGGACATTCGGACTTGACGGACATGAATTTTACGCGCTGAATATCGGTTCGGAGGGCACCTTCGTTTTCGATGCTCTCGTAAATGCGTGGGCCGAGTTTTCCAGCGGTTCTACCGCCGGTTGGTTGGCTTACGTCGGCAACCAGGAAGGGGGTGATGTGTCCGCCGGGGATGAGGGAGGTAATCTCTACCGCGTGACCCCGGATGCAGCGACCGACAACGGCACTGCCTTTCCGCGCACCCTGACCGCCACCGTGCCGTTGATGGGCAAGCCCCCGCGCAACGACAGCGTGACCATTGGCGTTGGTTCGGATACCGATGTGACGATCCGCTTTCGGTGGAAGGATGGGCAAGAGCCTTTTCCCGTAGGATACTACGACGAAATGCTGGCCCGCGCACCGCTTGACGTGGCGACGATCTACCGCTTGGGCCAGCCTGATCAGCCGTATCGCACATTCGAGGTATCGGTCGTGGAGCCTGTGGCGGTCCGAATTTCGGGCATGTTTGCCAACGAGGGATGGAAGTAATGGCGATGGAGCCATTCCTCCGCGTTCCTACGCTGACGCAGCAGCAACCGATCGTCGAGGAAAGCCGGCGCCCTACCAGCGCTTTCCTTCGCACGATGAACGACATCATCCAGCGTATCGTACAGGTGGTAAATGCGATCGTCGATGTGCTGGATATTCAAGAGCAGTTGCAAGCGGCTGTGACGGCAGCGCAGGAAGCGGCGCAGGATGCCAGAGACGCAGCGGACAATGCGCAGGCGCAGGCAGACGCCACCAAGCGCGAGGCTGCGCTAGTCAGTTCCTACATTGATCCTGACGGGGTTGTAAGCGCTACGCCTACGGTCGTATCGATCGCTGCGCACACGCGTTACTATGCTGATGGCACCAGCGTCGCAGTCAATGCCGGCACTGGCGAGGCAACGGCGGAGGCGGAGGTTGATTATGTCAGCTACGAAGATCCTATGCGTGCGGGCGGGGCGGTGACTTACATCATCTCGACGACGCCGCCCGTACAGACCGGCGAGACGCACGTCGTGGGCGCGGTGCAGATTCCTGCTACGGGCACCAATGAAGGCGGCTCCGGGCCGCAGCGGCCGGGGCAGGTGTATCCGAACAAATTTGCGAACGAGCCCGACGCATGATCCGCCTTGCCACACATGATGACATTCCCGCCATGGTCGAGATGGGGCGTGAGTTCCATGCCGCTGCCGGTTGGGGCGACATCGCCGAATTTGTGGAAGATGATTGCGCTGCAAGCTTGGCGGTGATGATTGATGCACCTTCCATGATCGTGCTGGCGCTTGAGGATCAGGGACAATTAGTTGGCATGGCCGGCGGCGTTTCGTCGCCTTGCTATTTCAATCACCGCGTTACCTTGGGCCAGGAATTGTTCTTCTGGATCAACCCCGAGCAGCGCGGCGGGGGCATGATCTTCAAGAATATGCTTGAAGCAGAGGCACGCCGGATCGGCTGTGATGCCTGGATCATGATCGCACTTGAGAATATTAGACCTGACGCGACAGGTGCGCTATACAGGCGCGGAGGGTATCGCCCTGCCGAACGTAACTGGATCAAGAGGTTGTAACGATGGCAATTAGTCTTGGAACAGCCTTGATCGGTAGCGCTGTCGCTGGTGGGGTTTCCTCGATCATCGGCGGCAATAAAGCAGCCAGCGCGCAGCGTAAAGCGTCGGACGCCAACACGCAGTTGCAGCGTGACATCTATGGCCAGAACCAGGCCACGTTGTCGCCCTACATCCAGCGCGGCAACGCGGCGGGCGATATCCTGCAAGGCCTTATCATGGGCGGGCAGGGTGCGCAGGATGCATTCCGTCAGTTCCAGGCTGGTACGGGATATCAGACCACCTTGGCCGATGCGTTGGGTTCGGTGAACAGCAACGCTTATGCGCGCGGCATGGGTGATAGCGGGGCTACCGCACGGCGATTGCAGATGACGGCGGGGCAGGTGGCGCAGGGGTCGTTCGGGCAATACGCCAATCTGTTGGGCAACCAGCAGGCGGCTGGTTTGTCGGGCGCGTCGGCCTTGGCGGGCGTGGGGCAGAATTACGCCAACTCGGTCAGCGCCAACAATAACGCCACTGCCACCGCGCAGGGCAATGCCGCGCTGAATACGGCGGGGCAGATCAACGGCCTGTTGAATAACGCCACGTCGTTGCTGGCCTTTAACAAGGGGTTGGGCAGCAGCTATTCGGGCATGGCGCCTAGCGGCTATGGCGGGCAGCTTGGAGGTATCTACTGATGCCGGCGGATTATAGCTTGTTGGGCGGCGGTTTCTCGGCTGCCAATGCACTGGCTGCGCTGGGGGCTGGGCAGCAGCAGCGCATGCAGCAGCAGCGTTTCGCGGCACAGGAGGAGGAATTGGCGCGTCAGCAGCAGCTACGCGCGGGATTGCAGGGGGCATATGACCCGACCACAGGCCAGCTTGATCGTGTGGCGGCTCGCCAAGCGTATGCGGGCGCTGGCGACATTGAAGGCGCAATGGGTGTCGACCAGCGGGCCACGGCTGCGCAGGCAGCGCAATACAAGAACGCGGTGGAAAAGGTGGGCCTGACCGCGCAGCTTTTGGGTGGCGTGCGAGATGAGGCGACCTATCAGCAGGCGCGACAGGTGGCCGCTGCGAACGGACTGGACGTATCGGGCATCCCGCCGACATACAACCCGCAATGGGTTGCCACGACCCGCACGCAGGCGCTGACGATGGCGCAGCAGCTTGAGCAGGAAGCGCCTAAGTATCAGGTGGTGCCGGAGGGTGGCGTACTGGTGAACACGCGCGATCCGAACGCCTTGCAGGCAGTTGCCAACCGGGCACCATCTCAGGCCGGAACTGATTATTCGGCCATGGCACAGGCGGCAATTGCGGCTGGCGCTGATCCCGCGCAAGTCCGCGCTCGCCTCCAACAGTTGCAGGGAGGCGCGGCTCCGCAAGCCACCAGCCCTTTCCCGATCCCATGAATGGGCCGGGGCGGGTAACGTCGATGCGTCGCACCGAGGCAGGCAATCGCGCTGTCGGCGGAAAGCGCAACAGCTATCATCTGACCGGTGAGGGTGTCGACCATGCCGGCGCTTCCATGTCGCAGCTTCGTGCTTATTATGGCCCGCGCGCCCGCTATCTCGACGAGGGCGATCATATTCACGTCACCCTACCCGGCGCTCGTTTGCCGCTTTACGGAAAGCGCGGAACCCAATGATGCAGGATAACCCTTTCGCCGACCTGATCCCGCAGACGCCTCAAGCGCCTGGCGTTATCTATGGGCGCCCCAAGACGCCGACGCCGCTGGAGCTAAGCCGCGAGAGCCGCGCGGCGGATGCCGCCGACCGTGCTGCCGCTGCTGCCGATCGTGCGGCGATTGCGCAGGATCGCGCGGCCATCAACCAAACGCGCGCAATCGAAAACGACGAACAGCGGCTTGCCCGCGAGGGTATCAGTGCGCAGACCACGCTGCGTAAAGAATTTGACGACCGGAAAGATGTGCAACGGTTTGCTACCGTCCGTACCGCGCGCGAGCAAATTCGGTCGCTGGTCAACAACCCGAACACCACAGCGCAAGACGATATCGCGCTCATCTTTTCGTTCATGCGCGCGCTTGATCCAAACTCGGTCGTACGCGAGGGTGAATTCGCGACCGCTCAGAATGCCGCTGGCATCCCGACGCAAATTGTCAACTATTACAACCGCGCCTTGAGCGGCGAGCGGCTTTCGGGAGAGCAGCGCAAGAATTTCGGCAAGACGGTCGACACGCTGTATCAGGGTGAACGCGACCTCTACAACCAGCAGGCGCTACGGTATCGTGATTTGGCTGAGCGGCAGGGCATCGATCCTGACCTGATCGCGCGTCGGTACGTACCGGACGAACAGCCTGCACAGGCACAGAACGCCGCCGCTCCCAACATTCGCCCACAGGGTGACATTGCGTTCGGCAATACCGGCGGCGCCCCTGCTGGTGCGGAAGCTTACCAAGCGGAGGTGGAAGCCGGCATTCGCAACGGCACGCTGCGTACGGCAGATGATGTCGCGGCGGTCGCGGCCAAGTATCGTTACGCCGCACCCGATCGCGCCGAAACGGAAAAGATGTTCGAGGCTCTGCGCAATGGCGCGCGGTACGGTGGGGCACAAGCCCCGCAATATGCCAGCGCTGTAGCGCGGCGGGCAGAGATGGGCCGTGAGCGCGGCGATAGCGTCGTAGACCCGTTCGTTCGTGGCGCAGCGGATACGGTATCGCTGGGCCTTGCGGACGAAATTTCTGGCATCGGCAACGCCATCATCACTGGCGGCAACGTTGATGAGAATATTGCCCTCCAGCGCGCAACGGATCAATTCGATGAACAACGTAATTTCGCTCCACGCCTATCGGGACAAATTGCAGGCGGCTTTGCCCTGCCCGTCCCCGCCGCTGCCAATACTCCCGGTCGCCTCGCCGCTGTCGGCGCGGGTTACGGTGCTGGCTATGGCTTTGGTAGTGCCGATGGTGGCCTTGCTGACCGCCTAGCCGGCGCTGCTGTTGGCGGGGCTATTGGGGGCGGCGTGGGTTATGCTGGCGGTTCACTGGCGCAGCGGCTTGCTAACCGTCCGCCTCCTACGACGCCGCGCGGCGTTAATCAGCAGACGGTTGATGCCGCAGAACGCCAAGGCGTCGAGCTGGTGCGCCCTGACGTGGCGCCTGCAAACCGCAATGCGTATGGCTTTTTGGAAAGCTTGCCTTTTAGCGGCGGACGTGTGCGTAGAGATTTGCAGCGCGGTGTTGGCCAGATCGAGCAGCGTGTTGCTGACGTTGGGCAGACGACCAATGCCGTTCCACGGCAAACCGCAGGCGAAAATCTGCAAGCGGCTGGTGAGCGGTATGTTGATCGCAGTCGCAATGTCGTGTCGCGCTTGTACGACCGCGCAGCTACCTTGTCGGGCAACTCTCAGGTTACGCCGACGCAGGCGCTTAGCACGATCGACAGTCACATTGCGCAGCTAAGTGAGACGCCTAGCGCAAATGCGACTAAGCTGGGCATCCTTAACCAACTTCGTGCTGACTTGGTGGATCAGGCTGGCAATGTTCGCCCGCTATCCATTCAGGCAATTCGCGATCTTCGCACTGCTATGCGCGATGAGCTGGGCACCAAAGGGCTGCGCTACACTGACACAGAACGACGCATTACAGATGCTATCGATAGTGCCAGCACTGACATTGCCAGCCAGTTGAGTGGTCCTGCCTTGCGCGCGTTCCAGCGCGCCGATCGCGCGTATCGCGAGCGGGTCGACCTCGTGGACAACGTGGTGGAACGGTTCATCGGTAACAGCCGAACCGCGCCGCGTTCCGGCGAGCAAGTGATGAGCGCCGTTGAACGCGCGGCAAAGCCCGGTGCTGGAGACGCGGCTTCGCTTGATCGTCTAATGAGCCGCCTACAGCCAGCCGAGCGTCAGGAAGTTGCTGCAACCATTGCTTCTCAGCTTGGCCGCCGTGCCGACGACGCCGAGTTTTCCCCCGCTGTGTTTTTCAGCCAGATCAAGAACTATTCGCCCGAAGCTCGAGCGGCAATCTTTGGCCGCCAAGGGGCGGCGGACTTGGCTGACTTGCAGCGCATTGCCGAGGCGCGTGGTGGCACTATGGCTCGTCTGAATAACAGCCGTTCCGGCCAAGTAGGTAACTGGTTCAATACGATCCAGAGCGTACTAGCAGGCGGTGGCGCCGGTGCCCTTGTAGGCGGCGCTACCGGCTTCGGTGCCGCTGCTGGCAGTGGCGTGGGTGTCGTCGCCGCACCTTTGGTGGCGGGCGGCGCATACCTCACGGCTCGGTCGCTCGGCAATCGCCGTGTCATCTCCGCTTTGGCGCAGGCTGCGCGAGCACAGACGCCACAGGCGCGAACCCAAGCCATTAGCTATCTGACGACCATTGCCAACCGTGAGCCGGCGCTGACCGCTGAAATCCTGCCGATACGGGATGCCTTGCAAGCCGCCCTATCCCAAGCCCCAGGTCGTGCAGCCGCCAATCAGGAACAGCAGTGACGGCCAGAACCAGTACATCAGTACGAACCCGATCACGTATTTCGCTGTCTTTTTCATGGGCCTGTGGTACTAGAATACCCGAAAGGAACCAAGATGCCTACGAACGTAACCTTCCCCGGTAATCTTGGTCAGACGGAGACGATCGCCGATCTGCGCGACCTGCCGTCGACCTTCATCGATCCCGGTACGATCTACGTCGTTAAAGGGGTGGGTCGTGCCTATTCGTACGATCCCGGCTCACTGGCGGTAGATGATGGACTGAACGTCATCCGCCCCAATGACCGCACGCCGTTGCAGGCGGGAAGGTTCCTGTACGAAGTGGATGGTATCGCTTCGGGGCCGAAAGGCGATACCGGAGCGGCGAATAGTACCTATGTCAGTCTTGCTACGCTAAAAGCGGCATCGGTTGCCAACAGCAGCTACATTTTCGCGCCCCCGGCTGGTAATGATGGCGTCACGACTGCGGGCACTTTCCTTTACCAAACCGCAGGCGCGCCCTACACGGCGGATGACGTAAATGTCATCAAGCTCGACGGCATACCGCTGACGACCGGCGCGCTTGTGCGGCAGGGGGCGCAGGGTATCACTGCACAGGCGCTTGAAACGGGCGCTGTGCCGATCAGCCAGAGCGACAAGAACCGTACCAGCGTTAGCGTTTTCGAGTTCATCCCTGCGTCTTTGCACGCCGGCATCTTGGCGCGCACGGTGGACAACGACAAGACCCGCGCGTTACAGATGGTCGGTTATATCCAGAACGCCATTGATGCAGCAGCAGCCAAGCGCCGCCTTCTTACCGTTCCTGCCGGTGTTTATAATCTGGCACCTCCGGGTCGGTTCAATGCGGAGGCCGGGGCCATCTTGCGCTGCATTGCGATCCGCAGCGGCATGGATATCGAGGCGGAATTGGGCGCTACGTTCCGCGTGATAAACGGCATCAGCACGGATGCACAGCCTGAATTCATGTGCATGTTCGGCACGAATGAAGTGTTGAACAATGTAAGTTGGTACGGCCTTGAGATGGACATGAATGGGGCTAACAACCTTTTCAGCCCTCGCCGTGGCGAAGGAATTTACCAGCTTTACAATCAGGCATCGATCCATGTCACCGGCACCGTTTCCGGCGTCGCGGCGCGTATCAACAATGCGACGATTGACACCTGCCGGTTCGTGGGCAGTTACGGTGTGTCGTGCGTCGTCATGGGTCAGTCGAACACGGTTGACAGCGGTTTGGGTCGTAACTGGACGATGCGGAACAACACGTTCTATGACAATGGCTACGACACCATTGACCATAGTTCAGTCTATGGCTGGGCGGAAAACGTCACCGTAGAAGAAAACAACTTCTCCAACCCGACCCAGCTTGCGGTCAACGGGACCGGCGGACTTGTCGCCTACGAGATTCACGGATCGCACACGACCTTCGCACGCAACCGTGTCCGCAAATACTACCAAGGCCTGTGGATCGACGGCAACAGCACTGCTATTTCGTACAGCGTGCAGGTCCTAAACAACACGCTTGATGAAATCGGCGCGTTCGGCATTTTGTATTTCGGTCAGAGCTCGACCGCCGCGCCGATTATCGGATCGCTGGTGCAGGGCAACCAGATCACGCTCGACGATACGGTCTATCCCGGCATTGATCTGAAATACGGGATCGGCACGGCCGGGCAGTACAGCCAAACCGATATTAGTATCAAGGACAACTATGTCCGGGGTCTAGGCAATGTCGTCGCCAAGGCAGGCGTTGCGGTCACTGCTGGAACGATCGTCGGCCAAAAGCACGACCGGTGGCTGATCGAGCGAAATACCTGCAAGAATGTCAGCGCGGGTGTGGCGCTTTTCACGAATGCTACAGTCGGGCTTGGCACGATGGAAGTTCGTGACAATGTTGCAATCAACCTTGTGCCCGCCGGAGTTCTAAGCCAGCCCCAAGGTGTAGCGGTTGCCAGTGGTGGTGCGCTGATTGATGATGTGTCGATCATTCGCAATATCGCGACAGATGACCGCACCACCCCGCTAACGGCATTCGGGGTACGGGTGGAGGGTGCTGTTGGTCGGTACACGATGTACGACAATCGCGCTTCGCGTGTGTCGTCTGCCGAGTATGCGGAAGCTGGATTTTCGGCTGTGTCGCGTCGGGGTCGGTTTCTGACGCTTTTCCCATATGATCCCGCACCTCTTGCGACCAATGCTGCTACATTTGCCGATGTGACCGTGCCCAATGCGGAAATGGGCGATGTTACGAGCGCGACGATGAATGTCCCGTTGCAAGGCGTGACGATGACTTCGTGGGTGCAGTCTCCCGGAGTCGTGCGCGTCAATTTCCAGAACAGTACCGCTAGCACTGCCGATATTGGCAGCGGCACGATTTTCGTCACCCTTAACAGGATGGTGTAACCATGAACGCAGGCGATATCGTCAAGGACCTTAGCGGGGATCGCGGAGTAGTCCGGCGAATAGGTCCACCAAGTGTAGGTGAAGGAAGCTCCACCGATACCACCGTCATGGTCGAATGGTCGACGGTTGACGGCAAGCCCGTGCGGCTTATGGGTTCATGGGAAAACGTTTCCGACCTCACCCTTGTCAAAGCTGCGAAGGCCGGCGCTATCCGGTCAGGAGAATGAAGTGAAGAAGGAAGAACCCAAGAAGCCGCGCCCGACCAACCGCACCACTGACAGCGGCGGTGGTGGCAACACCAATCCTCCGCAGCCGGGTCAGCCGCCCAAGAAGCCCAGCGGGCGGTGATTTCTGTCGCGCTCTTTGGTGGTATGTGCGTAGCGGCGATTATCGCCACCTACTTGGCACGCCTGCCCGCCGAAGAGCGCGGCTGTGCTGTTACCGCAGCGTGGGTGCTGGCGGGCAACTGGCTGCTGTTCGCATGCGCATGGATTTACGCGCCGCTGTCGCCCGCTTTTCTGCTCTACGGTGTGGGGATCAAGGTTAAGCAAGAGGACATGTGGGCGCTGGTAGACCTGCTGAGCCTGATCGTCGTTGCCGTCAGGACGCGCCATATATGGTGGGGGCCGCTGTTGTGGACGCCTTACCTCGTAACGCTTTGCATGCACGCAGTGGCGTGGGGCGCGGCGCTTGAGTACATCGAATACCGGGCAGTTCTGGATGCAGCACTTTTGATCCAGCTTGCCGTTCTCTTTACGCTTGGGGGTGGTGGCTGTGCCGATCGTCTGTCTGATATGTGGGGTGGCCTTCGTGGTGTGGTGCGGTCTGCCGTCCACCGTTTGGGAGTGGTGGCGTGAACGACCATAACGACTACCGCGTCTTGTATATCATCATGAGCGCGATTGCCGGATCGGTGACCGCGCTTTCTTTTATGAAATACAAGCAGATGACGTGGGTCGAAATCGGTTTCACGCTGTTTGTGGGCTTTGCCTTCGCGGTGATCGCCGTTCCGTACATCGCAGCGGACTGGCTGAAAATGGACATCGGCAATCTTCGCGCGGTATGCTTTGCGGTGTATACCGGCGGCACCGCCTGGAACGTCCTTATCCCGGTCGTCATCAAGCGCTTTAAAGCCGCTGTCGGAATGGAGGACGCGGCATGAGCGTATTTGATATCGCGAATGTGATCGGTCGACTGCTGCTGACGGCAATCGTCATCTACAAGCTATCGCAGTTCCGCGATCAGATGATTGCGTTGGAGCGCATCGGCTTGGGCGTGATGGGAGCGGGATCGTTCCTGACGATACCCATCATCATCGACCGCAACGGCAATCCCTTCAACGGGTGGGCGGTGTCGCTGCTGACGTTCGGGGCGGTGATCTTCATCGCCGGCAGAGTGCTGCGCGATCGTAAGCACGAGCGGGCGAACCAGCAACAGATACACGCCGCGCGCGAACATTTGAAGGCTAGGGGGAAGCTGTGACGCCATTCGATTTCGTGATGCTGTTTCAGCGCCGCGCAGGGTTGGATGTAGACGGCATCCCCGGCGGCAAAACGATGGCGGCGCTGGATAAGGCGTTCCCGCCTGCCCTGCGCGAAATACCGCCGCATGCTAAAATCCCCATGGCGGTCATCGAGGGCGCCATAGCCAACGAACGCCGCTACGGCATCCCCGCGTCCGTCACGCTCGCGCAATGGGCGCTGGAAAGCGGTTGGGGCAAGTCGGTCAGCGGCAAGAACAACTATGGCGGCATCACCGCCCGCGTAACTGGCGCGAACTTCCCCACGACGCCAGGGCGTCCGCTAGAGCCCGCTACGCTGTGCTGGACGCATGAGGTCGTCGGTGGCAAGCGTGTCCGCTGTCAGCGTTGGTTCAAGGACTACGCGACGCCTGCGGACTATTTCGAGGCCCACGGTAAGCTGCTAGGCACCAGCAAGATTTACGCGGAGGCTCGGTCCAAGCTGCCTGACGTAGAGGCGTTCGTGGATGCGCTCGACCCTGAGTACAAGCCGCGCGCTAAGGACCCGAATTGGAATGCCTATGCCACCGATCCAAAATATGCGGAGTCGCTTAAGTCGATCATCCGCACCAACGGGCTGCGGCAGTATGATGGGTGGGGGGCGTGAACGCCCGCGAACAACTCATAGCCTATCTGGCAACGCTAGGTGCGCTAGTGATTGTCGTGATTGCCGCATTTACCGCGTCAGCAGCGGGCGTGTCGGTGACGGAGGCGTTCGGCATGGGCGCTGTCACGGGCGGGCTTATCGGAATTCTGCGTATCCCTTCGTCGTCACGGCCAGCAGGCACGCAGACTGATCCTGTCGTAACAGAGGAAGCAAAATGAAAATCAACATCAAAAAAGCCGCCACCTCAGTAGTCAAAGCCGCCAAGGACAACCCCGAAAAGGCGCTGGCTATTGCCGCGCTGCTGGCGCCGGGGCTGTTTCGCAAACTGGCGCCTAAGGTCGTACCGATTATTGTGGGGGTGGTGAAGAAGTGATGCGGCGGGTCAGGATTTGAACCTGAGACTGACCCGGCGCAAGCTGCCCATTATTCCAGGGTAGTCTTCCAGCGCTCTATCCAACTGAGCTACGCCGCCGCATCTTAGGTTCAGATATCACCCATTACGATATTACGCAACTGCGCTCACCCCTCCACCTTCGCGGGCGGGGATTGCAGGGCGGCAAGGTCGCAAAGGTGGTTCCAAGCGCCCGCCAAGGCACGCGCCACCGCTGGACTGTTCGGGCTGGTGCCGACATGGCAAATCACAGTCTCAGTCCCTTCGACGTACAGCCCCTGCATCCGTTGCGGTTCGGTCTGGTCGAAGTTGGCGGCAGTGATCCTTACACTATCGGCGACATGCTTTCCGTGTTCGTCCGCATCGAGCGCGTCGGTAGCGCCCCATTCCGCGCGCCCGATACGATTGACCAGTTCGGCTACGTCGGCAGGAAGTGGCTCCCCCACCGCTGCGCGCGGGCGGGCGAGGGCTGGATACAGAGGCGTTTCGGTCCACCCCTTGCCTACCGCGTAATCGTCCCGTTCGGCATTAACGATCCGCCGGACCAAATCGCTAACCGACGATTTCTTTTCGTACATCCACGCCACAGGTACCCCATCCCCGGTAGGCGCGGAGGCGAGGGCGGCGTCTATGATTTCATCCGGCCCGATCAGGTTGCGAGCGTATTGCAGCGCGTACCGTACCGGGTCCACCGTCACCGGCGCGTCGTTCGTGGGGGTCATGCGGGAAGTCCTTGGTCAGCGGCGTATTCGGCCCACGACCGTTCGATCGCGGCCAGCAGGTGTTCCGAGCCATGCGCGCCAAGGGTTTCCTCCGCAGACGCATGCCCGGCGCGCCACGCCTGCTCGACCATATCGCGGACGATGGGTTGCAACACCTGATCGGCTTCGGCGACGGTCAGCAGGTTCGTACCGTGACGGTTCGGGCCTGGCTGTGTGGCGCAAAGGTCGGATGCCACGCTGTCGGGCAACCGTGCGGCACAGAATTGATTACCAATGTTCTTCACTTCGCATTCTCCTGTTTCAGGTGCTGGGCGACGCGGAGGCCGGAAGCGGAGGCCGTGACGTTCCAGTAGCTGTTGCCCTGCTCAATTTCGGCAAGCCCATGCGCGACCAAGCGGTTCAGCGTCGGGCGTGTCGGCTGCTCTTTGCTGTGGCCGTGCCAAGCGTCGGAAGCAGCAATGTTACCCGATGCCAGCCACACCATTGCGTTCCGCTGCGCCTTCGTCAGCTTCGCCGCGACCTCTGCGTCAGTCTGCCGCCCCACAAGATCGTCCGTCATGGGCGGGGCAGGCTTTGCGCGGTGCTGGTCGCCAGCATCACAGGAGCAAGGCCGCTCGGTCTGGGTCGTCAGGCCAGTATCCCAGCAGTCGGTGCAGGGACCATCGTCGCTATCCATCATGGGCGTTCTCCGAGGGCTTGGAGGGCGGCGCGGGCCATCTCAAGGTAGTCGCTCTGGAACGGTTCGTTCACGTCACGGTACTGACCGCCGCGCATACCGCGCGTCAGGATCCCCTCACTCATGTTGGGCAAGGCGCTATCGAAGTCGTCGCCGTTCGCGTCCGCTATCGCCCTAGCCACCCGCTCCACGTCCGCATCCCGGCCTTCGATCGGCGGGGTGGGGGTGGCGGCGAGCATGGAGCGGTAGACCGAAAGCCCGCTGTCGTGCAGGTGTACACCCCATTCCGCAGCGGCATCGTATGCCGCCGTTAGCATCGCCTCTGTCGGCTCGACGGGCACCAGCACCCAGCCCGCAGGCGTGGTCCGCGCGTTCCAAACCGCGATAGCCGCGTTCTTAGAACTGAAGCTCTCGGTATTTGCCTCACAACCAATCCCGGGACATGCGACCCAATATTCTGGTGCGTCTTGTCCGCGTAGGACCGCCTCGCTCCCGCAAAACGGACACGGCAGCAGTTCGCCCGCAGGCACACCCCCGCTCATGCCGAGGGGCCTGATAGGCGGGGAGCCTGGGCGTCATCGAAAGCGCGCAACGCTTTGCGTGCAGCAGCAGCTTCCGGCGCGTTGTGATGCGGCGTGTGGCTCAGGTATTCCTCTAACCCACGGAGCGCGTCTGCCAGCGGGAAGAACGCGTCTTGTAACATCGACACCGACTGATTGGCCCACTTGATCGCGGTAGTGCGATCCTTCACGGCGCCATGAACAGCGGCGTCCAGCGCCTTCGGGTCGTGATGCTCCGATTTGTTCATCACGATCACGTAGCCGACGCATTTGCCTTTTCGGTCCATGAGCATGGTGCCGCCGCCGTATCCCATGGTGCTGTACGGGACTTGCTGGACGGTCGTCCAAAGCGGATGGTCGGTCATGCCTCGGCCTCCCAGCGCTTGATAGCCTGTAGACGGCACACGCTTTCATACAGCGCCCACGCCACTTTCTTGACCGGCTCTAGCGACATAGCGCGAGCCGTGTCGTCACCCGCCGGGCAGCGGTAATCCATGATCGCCTTGTTGATGTCAGCGAAAGAACCAAACGGCTGACCTTCGCAAGCGCCCCGCGCGGCCATCGCCGTCATGTAGAGCGTGCCCAAAGAACGGACGGTGGCCTTGCCGGTTTCGATCTCGGCTTGGATCATAAGCAATGGGTAGTCGCTCATGCTGCGGCTCCTTCATCCTCAGCTTCTGTTTCTGTTCGAACGGGCGGATCATCACAAACGCCCGTACCGGCACTATGCGCTATGGCGCTACTGCGCGCAATGGCTTCGTGCGTGTTTATTGCGGCTTGGGCTTGGATGTCTAATCCTGCTTCACCCACGCCCCACCTCCCCCGTCGCCGGCAGAGAGCGGATGTTCGCTGCGATAAAATCACACAGAGCATTCGGGTTCTTCCACTGTTCTGGCGTGTGATTTGCCGCCCACGTATCCTCTGCGCACATTGCCGCCCGCTCGCGCATGGCTGCGGCTTCTGCGTCGGCGAAGGCGAGCATGGCGGCAATGATGTCGCTCAACGTCTCGCCGGCAAGGTCCAGATGCAGCGCCAATACCGCTTTCGCCTCCTCTTCCCGCGTCACGACAGCGCCTCCGCTTGGGCGCGCGCACGCAGGCGGGCAACGGTTTCACGCCGAGAGGCTTCACCTAGCGTCCAGTCACGCGACCAGAATGTGCCTTCGTAGCCATCGTGCGCCGTGTAAATCACCTTTGTCCCGGCGTCGTTGGCGCGGATACTGGCATTGATTTCGTCCGGCCGGAACAAAGCGATTTCAACCTGAACGTCCAATGTGTTCACACAATGCGTTGCGCGTTCCACTTCCTCAGCCAACGCCAGCAGCTTGATCCGATCGGTCATAATCAATCTCCTAATTCGGCAAAATAACCATCAACGCGCCCACAAACGCGATGACGACTAGCCAGCAAAACACGTCGCCCCAATTAGCCCCGCGCACCTTCTCCACCACCAAAGGCATATCGCGCAGGCGCTGGTCACGGACGCGACGGGCTTCCGACACCCTGGATGCTTGCCAGTTCATTTGTTCTGCTCCATATCTGCCACCTCGCTCAGCACCTGCGATACGGGCGCGGTCATGCGGGCACCCGCTTGGTGCGCAGGTAAATCGCGAAGGCGACGTTGATGGCGAAGGCAAGAGTAAGGGCTACGGCCCAACCGGCGCTATGGGCCGTCAGAGCACCCCTTAGACAGAAGCCA